ACCTGCAGACTCAAAGTTTTTAGGTGGTTTTCCACTATTTCTTTGTTCAATCATCTCTGATTGTTGTGTAGCTTGTATTTTTGTTCTTTCATCTTTACGATCTTCTTTTTCTTTTTCTCTACTTTTCATGCCTTGAACCTCCATATTTTTCAACTGCATACTCATTTGAAACTCAAGTTGCATTAACTCTTTTTTATATTCTACTTCTTGTTGCATTTTTTGAGCTTCAAGTTGCGCTTTAACTTGTTCCAGCTGAGCATCACTTTGGGCTATAGCTTGATTTTTTTGAACATCAGCTTGAGCCGCGGCTTGCGCAGCTTGTGCATTTGCTTGTGATTGCATTTGTATATTTTGTTGTTGTACCGCTTGATCTCGTTCTTGCTTTTTCTTTCTACGTATTTTCAACATTTGATTAGCAAGCTTTATATTTTTTATTTCTCTAAGATCAATGGCATCTTCAAGATCAACACTTCCTTGTTGTAGCGCCATTTGTATATTGTTCTCAAGCATCATTTTTTCTTCTTCGTCTGGTTGTAATTCTAAAAATATACCAAAATCATATAAATGTAATTCAGACATTTCTTCTAAAGTGGCTACATTATGAGCTCCTATAGCTTGAATAAAAGCGTCTCTTGTAGGAGAATATTCTATAATATCAGATATTCTAAGTGACAAGCATTCGGCAGTTTCAGCGGTAAGATATAGTCCAGCTTGTAATATATGTCGAGTTGCTGTATTACTATTAGCTGCTGCTAATTTTTGAACACCAACTAAAGCATTTTTATCTGGCATACTACCATCTCTAGCTTCATTAAGCCCGGTTACATCTCTTATCATTTGTAGATAATAATTATAATTACCAATAAGAGCTTGCATTTTATTACCGCCACTACCAGATGTAATTTCTTGAATAGGCACTTTACCAGGATTCATATCGCCGTCTTGAGTAAATGATCTACCTATAACGCTACCAGTCTGGAAAAACATGTTTAAAGCTTCTTGCGGGTTATAATTTGTACCATTACCTAGATCAACCTCAGCTAAGCCGTCGGCATCAAGATAAACGCCATCTGGTACCATTCTAGCCATTACTTGTTGTAATTTTAGATGAGTCAACTGAATCATGTCAGCAAAACCAGTTATACGTTTTACCAATGAATCAATCCTGCCATTATACATTCTTGGCGCTACAATAGCGTAATTCATTTTAACTTTAGTAAAATCACTTTTAGGACGCATCATGTTTTTTGACATTTCCCATTTAAGTAGTTTATCAGTACCAAGAATCATAGCGCCTTCATATAAACACTCTATAGATCTTAGTAATCTACTATATCCACCTTCCATGTTTTTAGGTGGATCAAACGAGTCGTTTTTAGGAATTATTTTATCTGAACCAGTTGCTGTTTCTTTTACTTTGTACACTTCATTCATATATGTTTTATAATTAAAATATAAAACTTGAATTGTATTGTTATCTTCTTTATCTATAGAATGTCTTGAGTTATAATTACTAACACTATACGACTTGTTTTTCATTATATCATCAAGATCAGTTTCTGTTAAATGAGGAAATTCTTTCGCTAACTCGTTTACTGGTATTGTTTTTACTTCACCAACATAATACACGTCATCAAAATAAGGTGAGTCGGTATAAGAATAGACTAAATTAGCAGGATCAACATAATCTATGGTAACGCCTTGTGATGTATTAAAGCCTGTTTTTACAGCACCTATACCTAATACTGTTAAATCATAATAAAACTGTTTTTTAGTTAATTCATATTTATTACCTTCAAATAAAACATTTAAAGCTTGCTCCTCTGCTAGTTCAACAGCTTGTTTGTAGTTTAACTGCATATGTAAACCTAACTCCTCCTCAGAATCTGGTAACGTCTCTACATCGTTTTCAGCTAAAGATATGCCAAACGCTTGTTTTGAAAAAGCATCTAGTTCCTTAGTTCTCATGTCTGCTAGTATAGACTCCATGTACCGAGTTCTTTTACTAACGCCATATGCGTCTTGTGAATATGCTTTTATATCGTAAGTTCTTTCTGCAATGCCGTTTACTACAATATCAACAAATTTAGAAATAATTGGCACAGGCTTCCAATCTAAATTAAGATAGGACAAATCACCATTTATAGATAACTCATCCTTATACTTTTGAATAGATTGTTCGCCTCTAGCATACAATCTTAAATTATGAAAATCATTAACGTTAGACGCGTATCTATTAACGTTTCTATCATTAACAAACCATTCTGTTTCTATTGCTTTAGCTACTTTTAAACCATAATCATAGCTTAACTTTTCAGCATCACTTACAGTTTGACTCGGAAAATAACTTTTTATGCCAGACTCTGCCATATATTTATTTTATTATTTGTGAATTAACCCCAGTATTATTATACTTGGAAATATTTATGTTTAATTTAGGCTTTTCAACCTTAACATTTGGTGCGTACAAATGTCTATTATTAGCCATTATAGCTAAACCAGAACTTATTGATGCATCAAACTTTGTTCTTTTATTTATATCAAATTTACTCCAATCATTAAGCAACTCGTTAAAATATAAATCTCCAAATGTTCCATCTTGTTTCATGCCTACATGATCTTGAATATACATTTCAATAGCAGCGGCATGAGCTTGTTTAATATCTTCTGAGGAATTAGGTATTCCTCCAATTTCTTTTTCAGCAACAGACAGTTTATTCCAAACTTTATCAGGTCTATTCATACTAAAACCTCTATAACCTCTTCTTCTTAAATAATACAAAAGACGTGGCTTATTGTTCTCTGCTAATATTGGCATGCCATAAAATACTAATGCCATTAAAACGTCTTCAAAAAATATCTCTGCCGTAGGTGGTCTTGATAAGTATTCTAAAAAGAAACTATTCGCAGGAGCGTCCTCCATACTAAACCTGGTTAAGCCGTGTAATGCTCCTTTAGAACCTACTCCATCTACGGTTCCCGATATATCATAAGAGTCACAACCAAATGCTCCCATGTGTTCATTACCAGGATGTTTTATACCATTTTTAAGTACCACTCTATTTTGTAATTGTTGAGGTGGAACCCAACTAATTTTAAATCTACCTTTTGGATCTGGATAAAATATTACTTGCGAATCCTTAATACCGTTTATCCACTGGAAATTACCAGTTGTAATACCAAGTGTTTTTGACATTTCCTCATTGTAGTCTATTTGCTCGTATATTTTTATAAGATTAAATATACTATTTTTCGTTTCATCTCTAAAAGCGTGCTCTTCAGTTCTAGGAAATTGGCGGTAAAACTCGTTTAAAGCATCTTGATCATCTTTTAAGCCATCAGCTTCGTTTTGCCAATTATCTATTACGCCTATGTCTATTAGTTCACCATCTGGGGCGAGCACATCTGCGTCAGGAGTAGTGAATACTGGAACTCCATACTCGTCAATAAATCCTTCGTAGTTCCATTCCATTGGGATAAACAAAGAGTATAAACCAGACTTTGTCTGACCGTTTCTATTTCTCTTAGTGACATCTGATGCATTATATAGTTTTTTGAAGTTATCTCCACCTTTGTCTAGGGCGTTGGAAGTTGACCCCATCATACACTTGCCTATAATTCTACTACCTAATCTTAAACATGTTTTTGTAACACGCCAATTGTTTAATATATTGTCAGGTCTTTCCCACTTACCACTTTCATCATGTACTAATAATGCTAGTTTTTCACCATCATAGCTATTGTCACCTGTATTTTTCCAATCAATAGTAGTATCCAACCCTTCTATTTCTTCCATACCATCTGTGGCAGACATTTTCTTTCTAGTAAACTTACTGGCTGGCACTCTATACGCTAACTCAGATTTAGGACGATCCATACCATCTTGAATAGGTTTAAAGAAAAAAGGATAATTAATACTAATAGGGACCACTTTGTCTGTAAACATTTTTTTAGCATCAGCACCTGTTTTAGAAAGTATACCATATCTACTATCACTCGATATAGTGGCTAAATTAACGGTTTCAGCAGATGACATAAACGAAAATCCAGAACGTCTGTTTTTTAGGTAGCACATACCGTAGCATCTTCTATCTGCTTTACAAGCCTCCCAGAATATAAAGAACAATCTATTTGCTTCTCTAAAATCCGGAGCACCAACATCTATCTTACTCCACTGAAGATACATATAATGTGTTCCTACTATATATGTTGGCTTACCGTTATTCATAAACCAAAAACCTTCATCTCTTCTTTTAAACTCTTCGTCTATATAATCGTACCACTGTTCTTTATTTTCGTCTGGATAATTCCTCCAATCAAATATATTTTTAAGCCTACTTAATTCTTTAGGTTGTTCAAGCTTTACCCATTTATTTTTATCGTGCTTAAATATATTTTTAGGTTGTTTAGGAAGTGCTATAGCTAGGTTTTGTATTTCTATTATTTCACCTATTTGACCAGTTTTAGATATAACAATAATATCATGATCTTTATTATAACCGTATTTCCATTTCTTACCTTTATTAAGTCTACTTATAGTAGTCTTTTTTACAGGTTCAATAATCTTAACTAAACTTTGCTCGTACATTACTTAGATCTACCTTCTGCGAATCCTTTAAAGACTTTTTCCTTTCTCTCTTCAGGTGCTTTGCCCTCAAGTAATTGTTCTTCTTCTTGGATTCTGTTAAGTATTTCGAATGCGTCAAATATAGCTAGTTTTTTAGTAGCCGCGGCATTTTTAAGTCTATCAGCTGATATATCGTCATCTGAATCTACAATTGGTTCTTTGGCAACCTTAATCAATTCATCAACTGCTCTTTGCCCAGCTTGGATTATATTCTTCTTCGTCTCCTTGATATTCATATTTAATTGTAATAAAATTAGATTTAACTCTATATAGTCTTTCACCATCAACAACAAATTCATACTCGCTGTTTGGTTTAAAACCAATTAGATCATTAACCTCAACTGTACCGTCTGAATACTTAACAATACCTTGAAGTGGTTTTTCAGATTCAATATTAAATTGATCTATAGCTTTTAAAGGTTTAACAAAACAATATCCTTCTGGGGCGTGCCAATTATTATCTTTGTAGCTTTCACAATATTTTAATAAAAATATTTGGTCAAAGTTTACTATATAACGATTTTCACTTAACCAGCTTCTACTATTTTTTTCAATACCTTTCATGTTATGCCACCTACGAAATACATTGTGGTGTACAATAACTTCATCTCCTGGTTGCATGTCTGTTTCTATGGCCAAAGGTGTTGACACTATTACACCAACTCTATTAACATATTGGTGGTTGTAAATTTCAGTGTTTACAATTAGTTCACTGTCATCTATTTTTTTAGTATTATTATATCTTTCCCCTTTTGGCTCTATAACAAAGTTATAAATACTATTCATTAGTATTGCAAATTATATTCTA